ATAATAATGAAATAAATAATAATGGATTAAATAATAATGGATTAAATAATAATGGATTAAATAATAATGGATTAAATAATAATGGATTAAATAATAATGAAATAAATAATAATGAAATAAATAATAATGAAATAAATAATAATGAAATAAATAATAAAGATAACGTGATCAGTGTTTTAATAAAAGAAAATATAGATTTTAAAAATATTATTTTAGATTTAGTTAAAAATAACGGAGATTTACAAAAACAAATGATAGATTTATGTAAACACAGTAATATAACAAATATAAACACTCATAATAATACATTCAATATGCAATTTTTTCTTAATGAAAAATGCAAGGATGCTATGAATATAATGGATTTTGTAAATTCAATGACACTACAATTGTCTGATCTTGAAGATGTTGGAAATCTTGGATATGTTGAAGGTATATCTAGAATTATTATAAAAAAACTTAATGAAATGGATATATACAAAAGACCAATACATTGTAGTGATATGAAACGTGAAGTTATGTATGTAAAAGAAAATGATATATGGGAAAAAGAAAATAGTACTTATGATAAATTAAGAAAGGCTATAAAATATATAACAAAAAAAAATGGTGATTTATTAATTCCTTGGAGTGAAAAACATCCATTATGTATGAATATAGAACACCCGCAAAATGAAATATATATGTTATTAATGAATCAATCGATGGGAGGGAAAGAAGAATTCATGTGCAGTGAAAATAAAATAATAAAGAAGATATCCAAGGCAGTTATTATTGATAAATTATAAATAATATATATTATATAAATAATATAGAAATAAATTCATATTATTTATAGTATATAGAATGACAGAAATAAATTCAGATGTTGCCAATTTTATAGTTAAAACTATCGAAAATAAATTATTAATATCATATGATAAGGATATAATAATAGATCCATGTGCAAGTAGTAATAATTTAATTAGTTCTATCGGTGGAATAATTAGTCGTTCGTTACATTTTAATAAAACACAAACATATGATAACGTAGAAAAATTGGATTTTTTGACATTGGATTTTGATAAATATAATAAAACATTTTTATCTGGATTATGGTTTGATGATATTCATGTAATATCTATTCCAGATGAAGAATTTATAATCGAATATATTGAAGTATGTTCAAAATTTGCTCAAAGTATTTCTTTTGTTCTACCAAAGAAAATATTTATTTTCCCTGATAATTATAAATTGGTTTATAAAACCGATTTACCATTATTAGGTCCAAATTATATGTTTCAAATTTGGATTAAAACTGATTTTTGATTTTAACCTTCTAATAATTTAATATTTAATTGTTGACGTCCTTTATATTTTAATAAATCAATGTTATTTTTTGTTGTTGAAAACAGTTCAGTTCCATATATATCTTGAAGAAGCAACCATTCAAATAGTCCACCTGGATAAATATAAATATTATAAAATCCTAATTTGATTAATTGTTCATATTTTTTAAAAATAGAATAATCAGATGAGTTCATTCCATAAATAATAATTCGTATATCTTTATTTTTTTGTAAGTTGTCATTAAGTATTTCAATTTCACTATATGCATTTAAAGTAGATGCAATAAGACATTCTTGGTTATGTATATCTAATGTACTAATAATAATTGTTTTTTGTCTATTTGTATTATAATGTTGATTATTATCGTTATTTTTTTCATTAATAATCCATTGCATATCTTCAAAATTAATATTATTAAATTTTGTATTACTATTTCCCATTATTTTATGTTAAAATTTTAATATTTAAATATTAACATAAACTTTTATATTAATCAAAATTAATTACTATTTCTACATCTTCTTGTTTGATTGTTTTTGATGCAGATATAGAAAGTTCTTCTCGTTTTTTCCGAGTTTTTTGATTATTTGTAGTATTAATATTTTTACGTTTAGATGTGCTATTTCGATTATTCATATCTGATTCAATATCAGAATAATTATTCTTTATATAATCTATAACATTATGCTCGAATGCCCATTTGAAAAAATTTAACTGACCTATAGTGGTTTGTATGTTAGTATTATTTTTATATGGTATATTTATTCTTTCCCATCTACAAAATGGATCAAATCGTTTCTTTGAATAAGATCGTAATTTTAATTTATAATCATTGTAGACCTTAAAACGATTTCCATTTGTTAAATTATATACAGTATAAAATTTTTTCGCATAATTTGTTGTAAACCAGTCAACTATTCTAAGGGATATATTAATATCTCCATTGATAATTTTTAGCATACGATCTAAATTATTATTACCCTGATAATAAGTTATAAGATTATTTAATAATAAATTATTTTGAGAAGAATAATTAGATATTTCATTCATTAGTGGTTTTTTTACAAAAAATACATTTAAGTATTTATTAAAATAATTAATTAATTAGAACATACACGGAGTTTATTTAATAATTATATATATATATATATATATATATATATATATGAATACAACCCTTATTGGTTGTTGTAAAAGTAATACAAAAAATACACAATGTAAAAGACAAGATGGTAAAGTATTTTCATTACCTAGAAAATTTACTAAAAAAAAATGCATAAAAGGACCAGTGAATGGTTTTACAATGCGTTCATCATGTGCACCTTATGCATCATGCAAGACACAAAAACACAAAGGAGGTAGAAAAGAATTCTTGTATAATCCAAATAATCCAAATAAATCATTCGATGTTTATATCGACAAAAATCCTCACGATACAATACCAATTAAATATACAACCGTAGATGATGTAAAAAATACGATTAAAAAATTAGAACATCTATATAAAACTGATAAATATCCGCATAAAAGAATATGGCAAGTAGGTATGATTATGAAAGTAAGATTAGAATCAATGAATAAATACAAGCATACAAGATATAAAAACGCAAAAAATATATATAAGCGTTATATACTTTCAAAACGCTACTTTAATTTTCTTAGTAACCGATCAAAAAAACAAACGGCAAATGATAGAAAAAAAATGATATTCAATATATGATTTTATAATATATTGAAGCGTAATAATTCAATCAAAAACAAGCGGTATTAGATACTAAATTTTATTAATTTTTAAATTTTTTGTAAATTTAAATTTATCACTATTCATAACTTTGCGCTGTAAATTACATTTTAAACATGAAATACATGTATTATTATTAGTATGACTTAGTGAATTATCGATTCTATCTAATGTCCATTGACTTTGTTCACGTACATTTTTATATAATACCATAATTTGTTTTTTGCAATAATAGCATATTAGCATACTTCCTACTAATTTTTCTAATACATCATCCATAGTAATTATTGTATTAGCGTTATGTGTGTTTTTTTTTAAATCCTGTCCTTTATAACCTTGTATTTTATTATTTAATTCACGAGTGATGAGAGATTGTGCTATTTTAAAATCATCATTTAATAAATAATGAATACTATCACTTAAATACATTTTACGAATCATGTCATTTTGAAATTTATGATTTAATAAACTATCATTTAAATTATCCATATGTAATCGAACTGCCTTATATGTAGATTTTTCTATTTCATTTATTTTATCAATATTATTTTTTCCAGTTATATTTATGGAACGCATATTAAATATATATTATATTAAATTATTAATACCTTTATTATTAAATTTCATTGATATATAATATATTATTAGAGTTATAATTATTACATTTATTGCAGCATGATTATGCGTTTCAATTGTATCCCAATCATATTTACTACCGATTATTATATCCCAAATATCAATTCCAAAATTTGTACTATTATTAATATGATGTTGTTGGTGAACAACCGGATGAAATATATTATAATTAATATTATGAACAGATGCATAAAATAATGACCATAAAACAATAATACGGTTATCTATTAAATCCAAAAATATTTTTAATATAATTAAAATTCCACCTTGCATTACAAAATTATTGATAAATTCTAAAATTATATTATTGCATGTTTTATTAATTTCTGTATTGTGATGAACTTTTGCATGGAATTCGGCAAAATCAATTAATTTTGTAATAACATAATTAAAATATTTATTTCGAGTAAATATATTATCATACGTTTTATATAATTCTGATATTTGTGTATTTAAATAATGAGATACGAAATGAACACAATAACCATATAATGTTATGAATATTAAAGAATAAATTATTAAAAATAAATTATTATTATGTTTATTAGTATTATTGATGTATTTAAATTTACTAAATGAGTATAAACAACAAATTAATACTATATAAAAAATATAATTTTGATAAATACTTTTAAATATAGTATGTAACTGTGTATTCGTATTTACATAATTTATATTTAAGAATATATTTTCTTTATCTTTTGGGGGTATTTTTTCTCCCCTTACTAATTTATTCTTCTTCTTCTTCTTCTTTAATTTTTTAATTTTATTATTTGGGTTATTATTCATATTATTATTATTATCCATATTATTATTATCCATATTATTATTATCCATATTATTATTATCCATATTATTATTATCCATATTATTATTATCCATATTATTATCCATATTATTATTACTAATTTATATACTAATTATAATAAGTTTATTTTTTATTATATTAATAATATAATAATATATTAATATAATAAAATGTTAAATAAATTTATGTTATCAAGGGAGAGAAAAAATAATATACTTGATTCGATGGAAGCATATTGTAATGAAAGTAAGGTTTCAAATAAAACATTAGGGTATACATTACGTTCATATCATGTTAGTTGTCCATTTTTGTTTCTTGTCATATTATTTTATTCATCTCAGTTAGTTGTTACTATTGTATTACTATTTTTAATATGTGTTTTCATATGTTTTACAATATCAAATGGTTGTTTACTAACAATGTTAGAACATCGTTTATGTGAAGATGAATATACAATAGCAGATCCATTTATACAACTCGCAGGTATAGAAGAATCAAGTAAAAATAAGATTTTAATATCAAATATAATTGCAATTAATTATTTTATATTTTATAGTATAGTATATTATATTAGATTTTATGGATAATTATGATTTAAATAAGTTAATACTAATTAATATATATTAAATATATATATAAAGATACAATTATATTATATTGTTTATTACTTAGATAAAACAAGTTAAACTTATAACAACATATTAATATATAATAAATGAATTCGAACTCTCACGAAACTTCAATCTTACAAAATAGTAGCAATGTATTTTTATCTAATTATGATTCTAAAGATAGTTATAAAGAGTTACAAATAAGTAATATGAATTCATTTTTGGATAAAGAAACAAAGCACAGTAAAAGTGAATCATGGAATAAAATGGATAAAACTGAAAAAATTAAATTATTAAATAATTACGTTAACTCAATTATTACTAAATACAGTCTTACACAAAATGACGTAGAAGAATTAAAAAAATATTTGATTGGAAAATTAGATACAATTGGACTAAGGAGAGTAAAAGATGTTGAATATAATAAAACAACAGGTGAAATTATTTCTATTCCGAGATTATTATTTAATTCAACAAATCGTAAATTCACATTAAAGAAAGAAGAAAAAAGACAATCATCGACATTGAAATCCCTCGGCAAGGGTAAAAAAAAAGATACAACTTAACCATTGTTTAGTGCATTGTATAAAAATAAAAATTGATATAAATATTATTATTGATTATATTACAAACTAACATAATCAATATAAATGACTTTTACAAATGAAGAGTATGAAGAATTTAAAGAAACGATTGGATTAATGACATATGAATTCATTTTATTAAATATAAAGAAATACATTAATCCTCAATTTCATGAAAGTGTGATTAAATCTATAGTAGACATGATAATGCTTACAATTAATGATATAGTATTAGAGTATGATAAAAATGAGTTAATTTCGACAATTACTACGCTTGTAGAAGAATCATTAAAAATATTTTATAAAAACATATGTCCTCCACGATCATACAATAATACATTTATTCGTTTAACACAATTAGATAGTCATAGGGATTTTCTCAGGAGAAAACTAAATTATTTAAAAAATGTCCCACAACCCCAACAACGTACACCAGAATGGTATGAATTCAGGTATAATCATTTAACTGCAAGTAATATATGGAAAACATTTTGTAGTAATAGTACACGAAATCAACTTATTTATGAAAAATGTAAACCACTTAATAGTGATAAATATAAGAAAAGTAATTTATCGTTAGATTCTCCATTGCATTGGGGTCAAAAATATGAACCACTTTCTGCATTGTTATATGAAAAGATGTACAATACAACTGTTAGTGATTTCGGATGTATTCCTCATAATAAACATAATTTTTTAGCAGCATCTCCGGACGGTATTAATACATTAGAAACATCAAATCGATATGGTAGAATGGTTGAAATAAAAAATATATATAATAGACTAATTAACGGTATTCCAAAATTAGAATACTGGGTACAAATGCAAATTCAACTCGAAGTGTGTGATTTAAATGAATGTGATTTTTTCGAAACAAGATTTAAAGAATATAACGACAAAGACGAATTTGAAAAAGATACATCTACAGAACATAAAGGGATTATTATACTATTTATGAATGAAGATGGTGAACCTATATATGAATATGGACCTCTTCATTTATCGGATAGTTTAAAAATTGAAAATTGGGAGGAATCGATAATGAATAAAAACAATAATTATACATGGATTAAAAATATTTATTGGAAATTAGATGAATATAGTTGTGTTTTAGTTTTACGTAATAAAATGTGGTATTCATCGATTGTATCAGATTTGGAAGAAATATGGAATATCATAGAAGAAGAAAAAAAAACTGGAAATTATATACATCGTTCTCCAAAAAAAACAAATAAACCAATTACAAAAAAAAATACACAGAGCAGTAATAATGATATTAATATAACGATGAATTCGACATGTTTAATTGATATTTGAAAAAAATATTATATATACATTATATACATTATATAATGTTTATACGACTTATTTTAACTTCTATAATAGGTATTATAAGTGGTATTGTTGGAGGAGGATTAGGCATAGGCGGAACATTTATTCTTTTACCTGGATTATTAATGTTAAATATAATACCTGATTATAAAATTGCGGTTGGAACTGTGGTATTATCTATGTTACCTCCGATTTCAATATTAGCAGCAATAGATTATTATAAACGTAAACAAATTGATTATCTTATAGCATTTGTATTATGTATATCGTATGTAATATCTGCAAAATATGGTGCATTATTTAATAAACAATATAGTGATAAAACACTTAAATATACAACGTCAATAATATTTTTTATTTTTTCTATATATTTTTTATGGTTAGGTAATTGTGAATAAATTGTATTATATTTTAATAAAAATTAACTCTTCTATGTTCTTCATTCATATTGATTGGTTTTATTTTAGTTTTATTTTGTTCACTAAATAAAGGCGCATCCTTTGTAAAAAAATCCTTTTGTTTTTTATCTTGACACTCGTCAATATTTTTATAATTTATTTGTTTTAATTCATTTGCTGGTAAAAAAATAGAATCATCGTTTGTTAATGGAACTATATTATTATATAAATAATTTGAGTTATTATCATTATCAATACTATCAATATCAATACTGTCATCGTTCTCATTATCGATATCGTCATCATTCTCTGGTATATGTTTTTTATTTTTCATATAAGTTGGTATAACCTTTTTATTTGTATTTGGTTTCATAATAATAAAAAATAAATAAACGATCAACAAACTTAAAAATATAGTGAAAATAATAGAAAATACTTTGTTATTCATTCTTCTATATTATATATAATATAATAACATTATTATAACAATTTAAACTTTTATTATTAAATAAAGTATTAATAAATATTATATGCAAGAAACCATATTATCTTCAAACTTGGTTATAACAAATGATGAAGAATTATATGTTACTAAAAGGAATAATGAAATAGAAGCATTATCATTTGATAAAATACTAAATCGTATAAAACAACTTGGTACAAATGAAATCCCAAGTTTAAATGTAAATTATAGTCAATTAGTTATGAAAATAGTTGATCAACTATATAATAATATTCCGACAAGTGTTATTGACGAATTAATGGCAGAACAATGTGCATCAATGACAACAAAACATATTGACTATGGTAAACTTTCGTCTCGTATTATTATTTCAAATAATCATAAAAATACAACAAATTGTTTTGTTGAAGCAATGGATAAATTATATAATTTTTGCGATATTCATGGAAATAATAAACCACTTGTAAGTAAAGATATGTGGATTTTTAGTAAACAGAATAAAGATGAATTAAATAAAATAATATGTAGTTCTCGTGATTTTTTACTTGATTATTTTGGATTTAAAACATTAGAAAGAGCATATTTAATGAAAATAGGTAAAACAATAATTGAACGACCACAGTATATGTGGATGCGCGTTTCTATAGGTATTCATGGAAACGACATAGAACGTATAAAAGAAACATATGATTTGATGTCGCAAAAATATTTTACACACGCAACACCTACATTATTTAATGCCGGTACACAAAAACCTCAATTAAGTTCCTGTTATTTGCTTGGTATGGAAGATGATAGCGTTGATGGTATATATAATACATTAAAAGATTGTGCTAAAATTTCAAAATGGGCAGGTGGAATTGGTCTACATATTCACAATATTCGTGCATCAGGTACGCATATTAATGGTACAAATGGTACAAGCAATGGTATTGTACCTATGTTACGTGTATTCAATACAACTGCTCGTTATATAGATCAAGGTGGAAATAAACGAAATGGAAGTTTTGCAATTTACATGGAACCGTGGCATGCGGATATTGAAATTTTTTTGGATATGAAAAAAAATCATGGTGATGAAGAAATGAGGGCACGTGATTTATTTTATGGATTATGGATACCAGATTTATTTATGGAAAAGGTAAAGAATGATGAGGATTGGAATCTTTTTTGCCCACATATTTGTCCTGGGTTATCTGATTGTTGTGGTAAAGATTTCAAAATGCTATATGAAAAATATAGTAAAAAAGGCATGGAAAATAAAACAATTAAAGCAAGAAAATTGTGGTTTAAAATATTAGACAGTCAAATGGAAACCGGTACGCCGTATCTTCTTTATAAAGATGCTGCTAATGAGAAAAGCAATCAACAAAATCTTGGTATTATTAAATCAAGCAATCTTTGTACAGAAATCATTGAATATAGTGATTCAGAACAATCCGCAGTGTGTAATTTAGCAAGTATCGGTCTACCACAATTTGTTAATAGTGATAAAACATTTAATTATGAAAAACTACATGAAGTAACAAAGGTTATTACATATAATCTTAATAAAGTTATTGATATTAATTATTACCCAACAGAAAAAACACGTTTAAGTAATTTACTTCATCGCCCAATTGGTATTGGTGTTCAGGGATTAGCAGATGTTTTTGCATTGATGGATCTAGCATTTACATGTGAAAAGGCAAAAGAAACCAATAAATTAATATTTGAAACAATTTATCATGCATCACTCGAATGTTCAATGGAAATATCAAAAGGTCGATATTTACAAATGCAAAATCTGGCAAAACAACATTCAACCCTATTTAAAGATGTTAATGTGCCAGAATTAGATAAATATAGTAAAATATATTCTGCTTCAAGAAACTATACAAATGATGCAGAAAATGATATTATTGTTAAAGAATTATTACCTATTCCCGCAGAACTATATTATTTATCTGATACCCAAATGGGTGCTTATAGTTCATTTTCAAATAGTCCTGCGTCAAATGGTAAACTTCAGTTTGATATGTGGGGTGTTTCTCCAAGTAGTAATAGATACAATTGGCATTATTTAAAAGAACAGATTAAAATATATGGTATTCGAAATTCACTATTAGTAGCACCAATGCCCACTGCTTCAACTTCTCAAATTCTAGGAAATAACGAATGCTTTGAACCATTTACAAGTAATTTATATTCAAGACGAACAAATGCTGGAGAATTTGTTTTACCAAATAAATATTTAATGATAGAATTATTAGAATTAGGACTATGGAATGATAACATGAAAGAAAATATTATTTTAAATAAAGGCAGTATACAACAAATTTCAATAATTCCGCAGCATTTAAAAGATAAATATAAAACAGTATGGGAATTACCAATGAAACAATTAATTAATATGGCAGTTGACCGTGCACCATATATTTGTCAATCACAAAGTTTGAATCTATGGATTGAAGATCCGAATTATAAAATATTAACATCTATGCATTTTTATGCATGGGAAAAAGGATTAAAAACAGGTATTTATTATTTGAGAAGAAAAGCAAAACACCAAGCCCAACAATTCACAATTAAACCACAAAATATTGAAAATGGCGGTGAAATTGATAACAAAAACATTTACAATTCAACTGATAATGAATGTACTATGTGTTCTGGATAATATATAAAATATAAAATATAATATTCAATATTAATTAAAAAATTGAATATTATTTTTAATTATTAAAATTATACATATATAAAATCAATAATGGAACAACAACTTACATATCGTTCATCCAGAATATATGATAATCATGATATTTCATATACAAAAAAATTAGTATCCGCATTTAAAGAATTGCCCATAGAACTCCAAAATATATTTCAAAATTTTACAAACGATTTAATGGATGATCATTACATTAGTAGTTGGTGTTTAATGGACGCAATTAATGATTTTAAAAAAAAAAATAATAATATTTATAAAGATATACAAGAATGGAAATGGTTTGATGATAAAGCATTTAATTATAGACCATGGCAATTAATTTAATATCTTACCTATACGCCGCAATACAAATGATACAATGAACGAAACACGATTTTTACATCTGGATCAGTTGAAATATCATATTTGTAAACATGATATATATAGCAACGCAAACAAATCATTACATCTGCTATTGCATTATGAGTTCCATGTGGTAGTTGTTTAAATAATGTATTATGTAATTCGGATAAAGAAGGATATTTATTATAGGTTTCCCCTGTTTTTTTATTGACTGTCGGAATTTTACATAAATTCGTCGTTTGTTTCATTGTGCAGTACTCCGGGATTAATTGCCCATCTAAATAAAAGCAATTTTTCATTTTTTCCCGATATAGTTCAACTGTAATTATACGTTTATCAAATATAATATTGTGAGCAATAATTAAATCAATCGTTTTGATAACTTCCGCAAATTCAATAAGTGCTTCTTTAATTGGAATACCTTCATTAATACTGCGTTCACGAGTGATTTTGTGAATATTTATACTTTCTTGAGAAATATCAACATCATCTGCCAATTTAATAATACGATCAATATACTCTATAATTTCTTTAGTATCTGTGTCGATTACAATATAGGATAGTTGAATAATATGAGGCCATGATGAAGAATCGTGAAATGAAGCATGTTGGTCTTTAGGTAAACCAGTCGTTTCTGTATCAAAGCATAGAACCTTCATCTTATAATAAGTATTTGTACTGATAATTATATTAATATTTTTTTTTCGATTTTATTAATATAAATAATTATACATCATTTATTATTTTACTTATAGAATTACTCCAATTATATACATTATTATCGTTTGTTATATTTAATAATAATTCTTCACCTGTAATTTTACTATTTTTTAAATTTGCAATAATATCAAGTTCATTAGATAAATAGTTTGATAAAAGTTCATATAGTAATCCATATTGTTTTTCTTTATCTAAGTCATTAAATAATGAAGAATATATTTGTGGTAAAAAAATATAATCTATACCTTCATTTTCGGAATTATTATGAATTTTATTATATAGGTTTCTTAGATACATAAAATATACATTTTTAAATTTATTTATAATTTTTTCTATGATTATTTCTTTATGTAACACTGCATATTTATGCATATTTTGAGGGTACAATGATAATTCTTTATTAATTTTATCATAATTATTGTTTACAATAAAGTTATAATAATTAAACATTTTAATTATTGGGCGTTTTTTCCCTTCTTCTATTCTTATTGGGAAATAAGCAGTATTTTCAAGAAGATTATATAGACAACCGTGATTTTCTCTACTACCAAATCCATATATAATTTGATCTAAATTATTCTTTAATTCTGTATCAAAATACTCTGCTAACACATCTATATCATGTCCAGTAAAGTTTGTATGTAACATTGAAATATCATTTTCAATGCAATAATTATTCAATTTTGTCAAATCATCTGTTATATTATAACTGGTTGGTAAACTATTTTTCGTGACATTATAATGAATTGATTTTTTAATAACAAATACACGCATTGTTCTATCGTTTGTTTCATAACAAACATTATTATTATTTTCCATATTACAATCTATTGTTACATATGGTGGATCTTCTTGATATGTATCAATTAAAATTAATACTAAATGTAAATCTTTAATCATATTTTTCATATTTTGTAAAAATGGAGGGTATTGATGATAATTTTCATGATCTATACATTTATTTTCACTATAATTAGCACTTCCAACACATGTGTAAATAAATACTGGAAAAATATCTGATATTACTTCTATTTCTTTAATAATATTATCTATATTCATTTATTATTATTGGTTAAATATATTTATATTTATTCAATAGTATGTATTTAATTATTTCATATTTCTTTTTTTCCTGGAATGGTACTTGTGCTTACGACGATTAGTGCGTTTTATAGTTTTATTCTTATTATATTTTCGTTTACTTCCTCCACCCATACTATTAGTTGGACCTGGACCTGGACCTGGATCTGGACCTAAATATGTATCTGGACCTAAATCTGGATCTGGACCTGGAACTGGACCTGGAACTGGAGCTAAATCTGGACCTAAACGAGATATTTGTTGTGTCGGAGGAATACGGTTTAATGTGTTATCATCATTATTATTATTAATTATATTTAATATGCCTTTTTTATCCTCCTCATTTAATTTATTTTTTAATAATTTTAATAAAAAAATTGCTTTTTTTTGTGTAGACCTTAACATAGAATCGTCTTTTATAAAATTATATTTTTTATCAATTTTATTCGAATCCATATTCAAAATTTCTTCTTCTGATTTTTCCATAAAATCATCAACTTTGTATTTTGAACTAAAAAAATCAAGTAAACCCATATATAATATATAATTATTATATATTATAATAATTATAAATAACAATATATATTAACATTTAAATGCATAAGCAAGTATACATATTCCGATAATCCCTAGCATAAGACCAAAATGATAATAATATTGCATTGATTTATACATTTGCAACCATGCTTGTGATTGGGTTTTATTTTCAACGTGATTTAACATCCAATCTGTTTTAGGTGTTAATTTATAATAAAAATAATTTGTAACAAAACTAATTGATAATACTAAACAAACTACAGAATTTGTATGCAAAATTTTCTTACTGTAATTATAATAAATAACAAAAATAGATAGTATTAACCCAATCATATATCCTTTCATGCTAATACGTAATCTCTCATTTGCAATATTTTTATAAATGACTTGTTGTTTTGCCGTTAATTGGTTCTCGTATTGTTTAACTATATTACTACTATTAACTGAATTATAAAAATATATCATACCAACTATAAAAACAAATGAAATAAAACAACTAATATAACACGTCATTATATATATTAATTATATATAATAAAAAAATAATAAAAAAATAATAAAAAAATAATAAAAAAATAAAATTGATATTATATTATATGTAACTAAATTAATTTACATTTTCTAGATCATTTACATTCCAATATTCAACACCTCTATTTGGCATAGGACGTTTAATAATAAACGGCATTTTTTTTTGTTCAAGTTCAAGTAATGCAATATTATAACCATCTATAATATTCAACGGAACTTGAACAAATGGTTTAGCACCTGAATCTAACTGCTTTGAACGTAACCCAATAACGCGTGTCATTTCATATTTAGTTAGAAATGGATTTGTTCTATGCAATGGATCTATAATAATGCCATTTACATCGCGTTTTATTTGCGTTAAAGCTTTGATTTCTTCATAATTATGATTATTTGATTCTGGATGAAAATTTAAAATATATTGTTCCCTCATTTTATTATCAAACTTTTGCAAATAATCTTCATTTTCACTTTCACTATCACCATCATCACCATCATCATCATCATCATCATCATCATCGATATCAACACTATTATTCACCTGTGTTTTTTTTGAAGAATCTAATAGTTCAATACCGGATATAAAGTTGCTATTTATTTTAGAATTAATATTCTTTTTTTTACTATCATTTTCACTATCTAAATTTAATTTACTTTCATCATCTTCAATATTAATATCTTCATCATCTTCATCTTCATCATCTTCATTGTCGTCATCATTGTCGTCGTCGTCGTCGTCATCTACATCTTCATCATCTTCATCATCTTCATCTACCTCATCAACCTCATCTACCTCATCTACCTCATCATCATCTTTAATGATGTCAACTTCTTGTAATTTTTCTTTATCATCATCATTAATTGTTTTTTGTACTTTATTCATTATCGTGTATGTATATATAATTAAAAAGTTAAAATATTTCAATTTTATATTTAATAAAAATATATAAAATTGTCAATAACTATATGACTTAGTTATTATCCGTTTTCCATGTTGTATTGCAAATACCACATAAATATACATATTTCATTCGAATATCATCATACCGTAAATAAATAACTTCTCTATTATTAATTTCTGCTAAATCTTTTTTATGTAGTATCGTTTTTTCTTGATTTTGCTCTGCTTCGATTGCACTTTCTTGTGCTTCAATTGCACTTTCTTGTGCTTCACTCGCACTTTCTTGTGCTTGAGTAACATATTTGTCTATTTCAATTTCATCTTTATTAGAACCTCCACCTCCGGTAGTTGTATTACTATTGCATTCTTGGTTAGGGCATTTAATTGTATTAATTCTAGGTAATGTGGGATCGTATTTAGTATATTCATTAACTATATGCGTATAATTTTGTTCACTACGCGTTATTTGTAAATCAGATACACAAACAGTTTCTTCATTAACATTAACATCCTCGTGACCACAATTACGACAATAATATATTAAAACATCTCCTACATTACCATCATCATCGCTAACCTTTAAATAATACATATTATTGCATTCGCTACAAAACTTCATTGTTATTGTGTATATTATATAATATTACTATTTTTAATATCAATTTTATTTATTATTATAAATACATTTATTGGTATTATCTACTACTATGAATATAATAATAACATATAAAGATTATTTAATACCTAGATATAAGATAAGACAAATTAAATCAATGACCATAATTGAAGATTACTTTAATTTAACCAAAAAATATAAATCTGAATATGGAGACAAAACAATAATACTTATGGAAGTAGGCAGTTTTTTTGAAGTATATGCTGTAAGAAACCCAGATGGTACATATGCAGGAAGTGATATTGATATTTTTGCCAGAATTAATGAAATGTATATTGCAGATAAACATATATATTATGAGTCACTTCCAGTTGTAATGGCAGGGGTAGGAACAGTATATTCAGATAAATATATTCAAAAAACACAAGAACATGGATATACAATTGTTATTTATAAGCAAGATTCCATCAATAAAACAGTTAGAACATTATATGAAATAATCTCTCCAGGTACTTTTTTCCCGGTTGAATCTCAACAGTTATCTAACAATGTAATGTGTATATGGTTGAATAAAACAGTTTCAAAAAGAGGGATGAGTAATGCTCCTCAAGTAACAATTGGCATTTCAAATATTGATATTTATACAGGGAAGACATCATTATTTCAATTTATAACAAATTATAGTCATAATCCTGCAACATATGATGAACTAGAACGATATATATCTGCATACAGACCGAGTGAATGCATATTTATAGCAAATATAAATGTACAATTAATAGACGATATTATTAATTTTATAGGGATTGAAAATACAAAAATGCATAAAATAAATATAGACGATATTGCAAATAAAGATATAGAAAAAAATATTAAAAATGTAGAAAAGCAGAATTACCAAATAGAGGTATTAAAAAAATTTTTCCCTAATTACGCTTCTTTCCATGAAATGTTTCCGACCCATTATATTGCAATTCAAACATTCTGTTATTTGCTGAATTTTGTGTATTGCCATAATCCTAATTTGGTGAAGAAATTAACTGAACCGGTCTTTGAAAATTATACAGATAGATTAATTTTATCAAATCATGCACTAAATCAATTAAATATTATAGATGATACAAGACATACAGGAAAACTTAGATCAATCAGTAGTTTACTTAATAATTGTGTAACAACTATGGGAAAACGACATTTTTTATATAAATTACATTACCCAATAACAAATGAAAAAACCCTACAGAAATCATACAATATAACAGAATATCTTATAAACAAAGGGGGTGAATATAATACGCATATTCGAACACAGTTAAAATCAATTAGTGATTTAGAAAAATTAATGCGTAAAATAATATCTAAAAAAATAATGCCTAAAAATTTATATTCATTAATAGAAGAGTTAACTACAATTAACAATATATATAATGCAATACAAGATGATAATGAAATAATGACTTATATTAATTCAAACGATGAAATAAATAAAAATACCATTGATAATATTTCTAGTATATGTAAAAAAATAATAGATGATATTGTTAATGTATTTGATATTAAAAAGTGTTATAATTTAAATGAAATAACATCGGTATCATTTAATTCAAACAATATTGATTCAATTATTAATAAAGGAATCTCTCTTCCGATTGATAAGTCAACCCAAACAAGTATAGATGAGAGATCAAAAATTGAAGCAATATGTAAATATCTCACAACCATTGTAAAAAATGTAGATAAATATAATAATAAAAAGGGTCAAACAAGTAATCAAACACAATATATAAAAATTCATGAAACAAATAGAAATGATCCAATAATAGTTGGAACAAATCGTCGAATTCTATTATTAAAAACAGAAATTAATAAAATCATCAAAAAAACACCTACAGTAAATCTTGAATTTTTTTCAAACTATAGTGAAAAAACAGAAAGTTTTACATTTGATATAACTTCACTCGAATATAATAATAATGGAGGTAGTAAAAGTGAGTCTGCTATATCAAGTAAACAAATTAGAGATATTATCCATAATATGGAATCTTCAAAAAACAATTTAATTAATGAAACTAATATATTATTCCAAAAATATATATCTGAATTTATAAAATATGAAGGTGAATTAGAGAAAGTTATTTGTTATACAATTGAAATGGATATGCTACAATGTAAATCATATATTGCATCTAAGTTTAATTATTGTAAACCAACAATTTATAATATTGAAGAGACTACAAATAAAGAAGAGACGAATGAATCATTTTTTGATTTTACAGGAATTCGTCATCCTTTAATAGAACATCTTCAAACAAATGAGTTATATGTTACAAATGATATGAAACTAGGTAATCATAAAACTATAGATAAAACTGGTATATTATTGTACGGAACAAATGCTGTTGGAAAAACAAGTTTTATAAAATCAGTTGGAATTGCTATTATATTGGCACAATCTGGATTATTTGTTCCATGTGAAACATTTATTTATAAACCATATAAAAATATTTTTACACGAATTCTAGGAAATGATAATTTATTCAAAGGATTATCAACATTTGCAGTTGAAATGACGGAATTACGTACAATATTAACGATGGCAAATGAAAATAGTTTAGTATTAGGTGATGAATTATGTTCTGGAACAGAGAGTGATTCTGCATTAAGTATTTTTACAGCAGGATTAGAAATTCTAGATAAACGAAAAAGTACATTTTTATTTGCAACTCATTTTCATGAGATTGTTTCATATGACGAAATTAATGATTTACATAATTTAAAAATGATGCATATGGCAGTTCATTATAATAAAGAAATAAATGCACTTGTATATGATCGTAAATTACGAGAAGGACCTGGTGAGAGTATGTATGGTTTAGAAGTATGCAAATCATTGCATTTACCTGATGATTTTTTAGAACGTGCTCATAATATTAGAATGAAATATAATGAAAATAGTAAAAATATACTTTCTCTAGAAAAATCACACTTTAATTCTAAAAAGATAATTGGAAAGTGTGAAATATGTAGTAAAAAAAAAGCAAGTGAGGTTCATCATTTACAGCATCAAAAAAGCGTAAATACAACAACTGATCATATTGTTAATAAAAATAAACAAAATTTTCATAAAAATCATATTGCAAATTTAATAAATATATGTAATACATGTCATAATAAAATACATAAAACAAAACAAGAACACATTGTAGTAAAAACAACAAATGGATATATTATTCAAGAATTATAAACAATCGTATTTTGAATAGTTATATAATTATAGTTTGATTCAGATTCATTTGGTTGAGAAAAGTAATTATCATTATTATAAAATGATTCATTATCATCGGTACTTGAATATAAATCATATTTTAACGGATCTTCATATACAGATTCATTATTATCCATTGAGTTATTCATTTGTACTGTATCATAATTAGTATTGATAAATAATTTATTATTTACAAATAATTCGTTTTCAATATTAAAAGGATATTGGGTATCATTATCAATTATAGTATCTATTTGTTTTTTATTATTGGGTTGTGTATTATGCTTTTTAATGATAACACCGATAAAAAATATAAAAATTGTAGATGATACCAAAATAATTATAATATTCATTGAACTAATATTATTATCTCCTATATTTTTTGAACTATTCAGTATTTTTTTTTTATTTGTAGTTAATGTGCTAGTTAATGTGCTAGTTAATGTGCTAGTTAATGTGCTAGTTAA